GGGCTATCACCTGCAATTGCGGAAAAATGGATTGACAGTTTATAGTTGCTAAATTACAAAGGGGGCAAAATGAAAATTATTTACGTGATAGGCGCGCCAGGATCAGGCAAAACAACACTCACTGAAGCATTTACAAACGATTGGGTAGACCACGCCAAACATGAACAACCAATCAAATTCAGATCACACCATACCCCGCATGGCGACGCACTCTCACTTGGTTGGCTTAGACCAGCGTTTGGCGGAACAGACACGCTTGGCAATGCGGCGATACTTGCGATTGAACCGTGGCTACCAGGCATCGCCAAAGACTATTCAATCATCTACGGTGAAGGCGACAGATTAGCCAACGCAAGGTTTTTTGAATTGTGCAAGAGCGTTGGAGAGTTCCACTTGTTTTACCTCAACACTGAGCCTGCACTGTGCGCTGAGCGTCGCGCGCAAAGATCCTTATTAACAGGCAAAACACAAAACCCTATTTGGGTCAAAGGTAGAGAGACCAAGCACCGCAACCTTGCTAACACTTACAAAGCGTTTGAGATCCCGTCAGGACTCACGCCTACGGCTGGCGCAGATCTAATGCGTAATGTAATCTTTTCCTGATGAATAGGAAATGTAGATGAGAAAGACACCTAAGCCTGAACAGATAGACAAAGAGAAGCAGGTGCTTGAATTAAAGCGCTCAGGGGCTACTTGGGACGCTATCGCTGAGGTAGTTGGCTACGCAAGCGGTTCAGGCGCGTTCAAGGCTTACCAAAGAGCAATGGTGCGCACGTTGCAGCAACCAGCAAATGAGTTGCGTGACGCTGAGATTGATCGTTTAGACCGATTGCAGAGGGCGTATTGGTTTGAGGCAATAGGCAGCAAAGATCAGCCACCAGTGCATAAGTCAGCAGAAATTGTTTTGAAGATTATTGACAGGCGCGCAAAGTTACTAGGGCTAGACGCACCAACCAAGATCCAAGCAGAGGTGGTCACGTATGACGCAAGTGGAATTGAAGCCGACATTGAGCGAATTGCCCATAAACTCAGAGGAATGGATCAGGGCGTCACGCTGGCGCTGGAAGCAGGAACAAGCGAGATCTGAACAACTACCACCTGACGGGGATTGGAATGTTTGGTTGTACATGGCGGGGCGCGGTGCAGGCAAAACACGCACTGCTGCGGAATGGTTAGCGTGGGAAGCAATTAGCCAACCCAACACGCGCTGGGCAATAGTTGGACCAACGTACGGTGACGCCAGAGATACTTGCGCTGAGGGTGAGTCAGGCGTACTCAACATTTTGCGCCGATACAAAGCGCTCAAAGATTGGAACAGATCGCTGGGCGAAATCCTTTTGCACAATGGATCGCAAATAAAATTATTTTCAGCAGACAAGCCTGATCGTTTTCGTGGACCACAGCATCACGGGGCTTGGTGTGATGAGTTAGCGGCATACCGTTATTCAGACGCTTGGGATCAGTTGCAGTTTGGTATGCGATTAGGAGACAAGCCACGCATTGTTGTCACCACAACACCTAGACCAACCGCGCTTATCAGAGCATTAGCAGGGCGCAATGACGGATCTGTGGCTATCACTCGCGGATCTACTTTTGACAATGCTGCCAACCTTGCACCTTCAGCGCTATTGGAACTTGAAGCCAGATACGCAGGTACCAGATTAGGGCGCCAGGAGTTGTTTGGCGAGATTTTGGACGACGTTGAGGGCGCATTGTGGACTAGGGGACTTATTGAGCGCAATAGGCTTCAGAAGGCTCCCAGCATGGCAAGAATAGTTGTGTCAATAGATCCAGCGGTGACGAATACCAAAGATAGCGATGAGACGGGAATTGTAGTGCTGGGATCTGACGCGCAAGGTCACGGGTACGTGTTAGGCGATTATTCTTTCAAGGGATCTCCGTTAGATTGGGCAAGCAAAGCAGTTTCAGTGTTTGACGAGTGGAAAGCAGACTCAATTTTGGTTGAAGTCAATCAGGGCGGTGACATGGTTGCAGCGGTGTTGAAGCAGATCCGATTAGGGCTACCAATCCGTGAGGTGCGAGCGCACGTAGGTAAGCGATTGAGGGCTGAGCCAGTTGCAGCAATGTACGAGCAGGGACGCATTCACCACATTGGAGAGTTTGCCAAACTTGAAGATCAAATGACCGTGTGGACGCCAGAGGATCCAGACTCACCAGACCGCATTGACGCAATGGTGCAAGGCTTTGCGGATCTATTAGGCACGCAAAACGTGATGAATTACTTTAACGCTATTGCCAACTTTTGCACAGCGTGTAATTTGCCTAACCCCAAATCTTCACCAGTGTGTTTGAAGTGCGGAACCGCTATTATTACGCCAGCGGTAGGATAGGGGACAATCATGGCATCTGTTTACAACGCAACCATAGATCAAGGCGCAGACTGGTACGTCAATTTTACTTATCAAGACAGCACAGGCACAGCAATCAATTTGACTGGCTATACCGCTGCAATGCAGTTGCGCGCACCTACCGATAGCAACATTGCTTCATTGTCTTTGACCAGCCCAAGCGGTGGCATAACAATTACCGCAGCAACAGGTTTGGTTGCAGTTCACGCTACCGCTGCTCAAACAGGAGCATTGATTGACGGTGTTTACGAATATGATCTTGAATTGACTTCAAGCATTGGCATTGTTACGCGTTTAGTTCAGGGACAAATTACTATTTCACCACAGGTAACAAGATGAGCGATGATGTAATAATTGTTCAACCAAACACCTCAAACATTGTTGTCACGTCTCCTGGTCCGCAAGGTTTGCAAGGCGCAACTGGTAATACAGGTACTACTGGTGCTACTGGCGCAGGTGTGACTGGTGCTATTGGTGCTACGGGTGCAACAGGAGCAACAGGCGTTACTGGTGCACAAGGTAACACAGGACAGACTGGCGCAACAGGAGCCGCATCTACAATTGCAGGACAAACAGGTGCAACTGGTCAAACAGGTAATGCTGGCGCAATAGGTTCTACTGGAAATACAGGCGCAACTGGAAACACAGGAATGACTGGTGCGGTTGGTGCAATTGGTAATACAGGAGCAACTGGCGCGACAGGTCAAACTGGAATTCAAGGTGTTGCTGGTAATACTGGCACAACGGGGCAAACTGGCGCTGCTGGTTCTGCAGGTGCAATAGGCGCGACTGGTGCTACTGGAAACACAGGGGCGGTTGGCGCTAATGGAAATACAGGCGCAACAGGAAACACAGGTGCAGTAGGTGCCACAGGTGCTGCTGGCGGTGTCACACAGATTGTTGCAGGAACTAATATCACAATTAGCCCTACAGGTGGAACTGGCACAGTAACGATTAATTCATCAAGTGGTGGCGGTGGCGCTACAGGAGCAACTGGCGCAGTCGGAGCAACAGGTGCTACTGGTACTAACGGAGTTACTGGACCAACAGGGCCAGCAGGTGCAACAGGTGCGACTGGTACGAATGGTACTAACGGAGCAACTGGCGCCACTGGCGGGTGGAGTACAGCACAGACTTTAAGATCAGTTACGGCTTCAACAGACACTCCCACTGCAACAGACAATGGAAAGTTACTGACCATTGATACCACAAGTGGAGCAGTTACTATAACTATTAACTCATCGCTTGCACTTAATGCAGGTGAAAGGATTGATTTTAGTTGGATCAATGCTGCATCTTCAGTAACTTTTGCCGCATCTAGTACCACAGTAAATGCAACTCCTGGACTAAAACTGCGGGCAAGATATTCAGCGGCTACCTTGGTTTGTTTATCATCTAATGTGTATGTACTTGTCGGAGATTTAAGTGCCTAGTTTTAATCTTGGTTATGTTGCATCTTCCACATATTTATTTGATACCTCTTACCTAGTTATTGCAGGTGGTGGTGGAGGAGCAGGTACTAACACTGCTACAAATGACTCAGGTGGTGGTGGTGGTGGTGCTGGTGGGTATCGCTGCAATGTAACTGGGGAAAGTTCAGGCGGTGGAGCAAGCGCGGAAACTGTTTTAACGATATTTCCTAACACAAATTACACAGTCACTGTGGGAGCAGGTGGAGCCAAAGCAACAACTGCAATTAATGGCACAAGCGGCAGCAACTCAGTATTTTCAACAATCACTTCAACAGGAGGCGGCGGCGGTGCTACCTCTCGAATTGTATCTGGGGTAGGTGGTAATGGTTTAAGCGGAGGTTCAGGCGGAGGCGGTGGCGGTGTCACAGCCGTAGCCCAGCCAGGAACAACTACTGGCGGTAGCGGTACAACTAATCAAGGTTTTGCAGGCGGGTCTGTTACAAGTCGTCTGGGTGGCGGTGGTGGTGGCGGAGCATCCGCAGTTGGAATAATAGGCGGTGCTGATAACTCAGGCGGAGCAGGTGGAGCAGGTGTAAGTAGCAGCATTACTGGTACTTCTACAGGTCGAGCAGGCGGAGGCGGAGGTGGTGCAGATGGTGTTGCAGTTGGTGGTAGCGCATCTAATGGCGGTGGCGCTGGTGGTCAAAGAGCAGTTCAACCAGGACAAAATGGAACTGCAAATACTGGCGGTGGTGGCGGTGGTGGCGCAGATGATACTTCACCAAATAATGAGGGTGGCAATGGTGCAAGTGGTGTTGTCATTTTGAAATATCCAGATACTTTTACAATAACAATTGGAGCAGGTTTGACAGGAAGCACACCTAGTCCGTCAGGTGGATTTAAAGTTACAACAATTACTGCTGGTACTGGAAATGTGAGTTGGGTTTAATGGCACATTACGCATTTTTAGATGAGAACAACACGGTCATTGAAGTTATTGTCGGCATTGACGAGACAGAGTTAATCGAAGGACTATCGCCTGAAGAATGGTATGCAAACTTCAGAGGGCAACGCTGTATCCGTACTTCGTACAATGGCAACATTCGAGGAAAGTACGCTGGAATAGGCGATTTTTATGATGAACAAACAGACACATTTATCTCACCAACATATCCAACAGGGCTAACCAATAATAACTTCGGTGTAACTGGAGCGACAGGAAACACAAGCGCACCTGATACCATTATCGAAGCCTAAAACATAAGGGGCGCTAACAAGGGAGATACAAGTGGGTCTATTTGACCGTATCGCAGATCAGATCGCAGTAGCAATTGAAAAGCGCGCATTGCCAGCAGGCACAGTAACAATGACCGAACAAGACATGCGCAACGGATCTATTGGACAGTCATACGGCAACAACGTGCCTTTGGGACGCCAAGCATTTATGCCTGTTGCGTTTGGTCCAGGTGTGCCGATTACTCCAGGTGCGATCAACCCACTGCGCGATGACGGGCGACCAGATCCACGGCGCTACGAATACCAAGTTGCGCAAAACATCAACATCACTGAGACAAAGTTAATCCCGTTCAAAACACTTCGCTCAGCGGCAGATCAAATTGACATTATTCGACGTTGCGTTGAAGTCACAAAAAGCAAACTTGTTGGATTAGATTGGGACATTGTCCTAGCAGCAGACGCGTCAGAAAAGATTGCAGCAGAGTCAGGCGGGGATCACATTCACGCAATGGCTAAGGCGCGCATTCAATTCACTGACGAAATAAACCGTATGCGCACATTCTGGGAAAACCCAGACCCAAGCAACGGTTTAACCTTTTCAGATTGGATCATGATTGCAGCAGAAGAGACACTTGTGCTAGACGCACTTGCTATTTGGCCGCAAAGAACAGTTGGCGGGGATCTATACGGGTTCCAGATCTTAGACGGCTCAACTATCAAGCCAATGTTGGACGACAGAGGTATGCGCCCACAAGCACCTGACGTTGCTTACCAACAGATCCTTTACGGGTTCCCACGCGCTGAATTTACGGCAAACGATGATGACCCTGCTGCTGACGGTGAGTTTACTGCTGACGATTTGGCGTACCTAGTTCGCAACCGTAGAGCAATGAGCACTTACGGCTATTCACCAGTTGAGCGTTCACTACCTTTGGCTGACATTTACTTGCGCAGACAACAGTGGATCCGCGCTGAATACACTGACGGCGTAATTCCAGACTTAATGTTTACCACAACAGCAGACTGGGGCAATAACCCTGATTTGCTACGTGCTTACGAGAACATTCTCAATGACGATTTATCAGGACAAACCGAGCAACGCAAGCGCGCGCGCCTATTGCCTACGGGCTTAGTGCCGATTACCAATGACGGCTATGGAGAGAAGTTTAAAGACACGCTGGACGATTACCTTGTAACTTCAATTTGCGGTCACTTTGGGGTTCAGCCAAGTGAAATCGGATTTTCACCTAAGGGTGGTTTGGGCGGTAAAGGATTTTCAGAAGGTGCAGCAGAAAACGCTGAAGCACTGGGAATTGGTCCACTAGCAAACTGGATTGGCAAAGCACTTACCAACTTGTCGTACACATTCTTGGGTATGCCACGTGAACTTGAGTTCAAACTCATGACAAGCAAGCGCCAAGACAATGAAGAAAACGCGCGCAAAAACCAAATTGAAATTACTTCAGGCGGCAAAACAATCAACGAACGCAGATCTGAAATGGGACTACCTTTGTTGGATACACCTCAGGCTGACATGCCAATTCTTGTTAGTGGCGCAGGTATGTTCTTGTTTAGCCCTGACGGACTTATCAATGCCGCTCAACTCACAACAGCCCCAGCGCTGGAAGGATCTGAAGCAACAGCGGTTGAAGAGCCAGCAGTTGCAGAAACACCAGTGACGGTTGAGACTGTCAAAGAGGTTCAAGCCTTTATGAAATGGGCAAAGAAGGGTGATCGTGGGCGTGACTTTGAGTTCAAAACAATTGAACCAATAGTTGCTGAAGCGCTAAACCAATGCGTGTATGACGGGGATTTAGATACTGCTAAAGCGCTTGCAAAGGCGTATCTGGCATGAGAGCAGGCGCACACAACGCTGATGTGCGCATAGCGGTCACAAACTCTCGCAAGATCCAAGCAGCACTGCGGCAGGGGATTGACGCTAAGCGGGTTATTGCTGCTTACCGTAAAACTCAACCGCACACCTCAAAAAACCCTGCGCAAGACCGAGCCAGAGCCAGAGCGTGGGCAATGCTCAACATGAGGATCAACAATGAGCCTTTGCTTGAAGTGCTGCAACGTACTTGGGCTGAGGGTTTTGTATTGGGTCAGGCTTACGGCGATGAAGAGATAGCGCGCGCGCGCGAAGCAAAAAAAGCAGCCTCAGATTACGTGGATTGGGATAACTGGAGACCAGGTGACGCTGCAACGGCAACCCTGATTAGACCGCCCAAAGCATTTCAAGAGTTATTAGGCAGGGCGCGAGTTACAATCAAGGATCTTGACCAGACTGGGTACGACAGAGTGGGCACAGCGCTGGCTGACAGTATTGAACAAGGGCTATCGGACACACGTGCTGCCAAACTAATCAATGACGCGATTGGCAACCCTGCGCGAGCGCTATCTATTGCTATCACTGAGACCAACCGCGCCATGTCTCAGGGTGCAATCAGCCGATACCAAGCAGCCAAACTGGAACAAATGGAGTGGGCAACCTCAGATCCTTGCCCAACGTGTGCAATGAACAGCGGTCAAATCATTGACATTGGCGGCACATTCAATTCAGGCGCCAACATGCCACCTGCTCACCCACATTGTCGTTGTGCGATCCTGCCTGTCATTCCTGAGTTTGAGACTAACGAACATGGCGTTGTAGACATTGCGCCTGCAACGGGCATGGATCAAATGCCTTATTCACTCAAACCGACAAAAATGACTAACACATTTGAAGACA